CTCGTCCCCCGCCTTAGGCAAGCGGGGGCTAGAGGAGCATTGCTATCCGGTTATGAACACGCAAGGCACGCTCAATCAGCAAACTATCCCTTATTCCCCTTGATAGTCGTAACCGGATCGGAGTGAAATCGTATGGTGGAAAAGTTATCCGATGTTGATATTTTGGCTCTGGACTATGGCGGTAAGGTAAGGTTACTGGAACGGGTTGGCCAACAGATCCTGAAATATCAAATAGAGTTTTCGCAAGTGGCAGGTAGGTTCGCTGAAATCAAGGCGAACCTTGAAGTATTAAAGCAAGTCAAATCAGTCTTGCAATCCTCATTGAAAGCCGAGCAACCGGAAGGCGGTTCCAATACCCACCGAAGACACGAGCTTACCAAAAACCCCATCTACAACAAGCCCGAAGCCGAAACCGCAAAGCGCAAAAGAGTTTAAGGAACTCGCTTTTGTAGATATGTACTTCAGGTGCAATATGAACGGCACTGAAGCATATCAGCGGTTGCACCAAAAAACAACGAGGGAGAATTGCAGTGTTGCTGCCTCAATTTTAATAAGAAACCCTAAGGTTAAGGCAGAAATTTCCCGTCGCCTAGATGAAATGGCCATGCCAAAGAGCGAGATCTTATCGCGCCTTTCAGGTATGGCTAGGGCAACGACATTCAAATTCATCCGCATAACCGAGGAGGGTTTTTGCTATTTTGATTTCAGTGATCCCGAAGCCGAACAATACTTTTACCTGATCAAGAAGATAAAAACCAAAAGAACACGCCGGCTTGAGGGGAAGGGAAAGCACGCTGAGCCGTGGGAAGATGAATGGATTGAAGTTGAGCTGCATGATTCCCGTGCTGCACTTGAAACGCTTGGGAAATATCACAGACTTGAACAACCTGATTCTGATCTTCCCGCGGTTTCCAACACACTCACAAACCTTCCCGCTGACCTCTTAGCGCCAAGTTTTTTCAATGTATACAGGGATGTCAAAGAAGGCAAGCATTTCGAGTACCTGCTCAAAGGCGGGCGGGGTTCAACAAAATCCAGTTTCACATCCGAAGCCATTATCCTATTGATTGAAAACAACCCCAACATTCACGCGCTGGCAATGAGACAGGTTGCCAATACCTTGCGCGATTCCGTATATTCTCAATTGGTTTGGGCTGTGAATGTCCTGGGGCGGGCTGATCAGTGGAAGTGCATGACCTCTCCTCTTGAAATGGAATACCTGCCAACAAACCAAAAGATATATTTCAGGGGTGCGGATAAACCGGAAATGATCAAATCCATCAAGCCGTCATTTGGATACATTGGTGTTGGCTGGTTTGAGGAGCTTGACCAATTCCATGGGCAAGAAGCTATCCGTAAAATCGAGCAATCCGTTTTCCGAGGTGGCGAGCTGGCATGGAATTTCAAGACCTACAACCCCCCACCCACGGCTTTGAACTGGGTAAACAAATACGCACTCATTCCTAAAGAGAATCAGCTTCAGCACCACTCGACTTACATTGATGTGCCCAGGGACTGGCTTGGTCAAACCTTCCTGAATGAAGCAGAACACCTTAAGACAGTCAACCTCCTGGCTTACGAGCATGAATACCTGGGCAAGGTTACGGGCACTGGTGGAGCCGTGTTTGAGAACCTTGACATCAACCCCATAACCGACGCCGCAATAGCGGAATTCGATAACATCCTCCGCGGTCTGGACTGGGGTTACTTCCCTCACCCACTCTCATTTGGGAAGATGCATTACGACAAGACCAGGCACGATGCATTACGACAAGACCAGGCACGAGCTCTATATTTTCGCTGAATTCAACTGTACCAAAATGGGCAATCGCAAGGTGTACGATGAGCTCACGAGATTGGGATTAATCGATCACAAGGGATTAATCGATCACAAGGGATTGATCATTCCCGACAGCGCAGAACCCAAATCGATCGCGGATTTCAGGGAATATGGAGCAAACGTGATCGGTGCTGAAAAGGGTCCAGACAGCATCGAATACTCCATCAAGTGGCTGCAGTCACTGGCGAAAATACACATTGATCCCGTGCGCGCACCGCTTCACGCGCAACAATTCCAACAATACGAGTACCTGAAAAACAAGGATGGAGAATACATGAGCGCCTTCCCGGACGTTGGGGATGATGCTATTGATGACACGCGCTACGCTACGAACCTGATATGGCGAAGGCGGGGGCAATAGTGACTCGTAAAAATTCACCAATTGCATTGGTGCCCAGGATAAGAGATAAATGAATCAAGTTGACTTAGGAGGTCAAAATGACTTTGTTAAATAAAGGAATTGATACAAACGAAAACGGGACACAGGCTCAAGCGGTAACGATCCTGGACAAGGACGGTAACCAGATCGACGAAACCTACCCCCTGCCAATAAGCGGAACCGTAACGGCTGAGGGTGGTTTGACTGATGCCGAGTTGAGGGCTGCACCTGTTCCGGTAAAAGGATCTGGCTTTGAGATCTCAATTCCACTGACCGTGACGAATGGGGTCTATACCATTGGTGATGTTGTTGGTGGGCTGATCACGATACCAAATGCCGTTTCCGCTGCGGGCAAGCGCGGATTTATCTATGAGCTCACGCTGGCAGGTGTGGCGGCCATCCCGTACAACCTGTTCTTTTTCCCGTCGGATATTGCTACTCCCGCTGCAGATAATGCACCTGGGACGATGGTGGCGGCAGATATTGCCATGTGCAAGGGTGTGATTCCGATCCTGGCGGCTGATTACCTGGCTCCGGTATCGGCGTTCAATATTGCCACGGTGCGCGAGTACCTGGCGTATTCATGCCCAGCCACCACGCTGTATGCCTATTTGGTGGCAGTGGCAGTTACCAGCCCCGGCACAACCACGTTGACGCTGAAATTAAAAGGCGAATACATTGATTGATTGCGTGAACTTAGAATTTTATGTGAGGTGTGCATGGATATAGCAAAGATGATTGTGCTGGGGATGTTGGGGGGGAAGAAGGCGACCACTTATTCCATCAGCGGTAACGTGTTCGATGGTGTATCCAATGTTGCCGATGTTACCGTAGCGCTTGGAGCATACAGCGCGACCACCGATGCGAGTGGAAATTACACCATTAGCGCCGTTCCTGCTGGCACAACTGGCAATCTAACCGCGACAAAATCGGGATACTCATTTACTGCAATAGCAATATCCGCATTGAGTGGAAACCTTACTGCATATAATTTTGTGTCTCCGTGGTATTTGTACGGTGGTGTGTCTCCGTCTGTTTGTGTGGCAGCATATCAACCTTTGGGGGCTGCTAACATTGCCGCAAGTTATATAAATTTAGCAAATCCAGGCACGTATGACTTAACCGCAACTGCCGCACCGACATTTGACGCGGCAACTGGCTGGACATTCAACGGAAGTTCACAATTTTTATTGACTGGAATTGCAGTAAATTCGTATAACTGGGGCTTTTTAATTAGGTTTAGCGATGGACTAACAACTGACACCAGAAGTATTTTTGGAAGTAGAACTGATGCTGCTGGAAACAAGAGATTCGGTCTTTTTCCCGCATTGAGCGGAGTTGCATATTTTGGCAATGGTGCAAATCTCGCGTTAGCCGCAACCACTTACACATCTGGTGTGATTGGGCTATCTAAAGCCACAGGGTATCAAAATGGGTCGGCGGTTGATGGGACTATTGGGGCCGGAGACGGTATTTCCACACACGAAAACTATATTGGATGTCAAAACTACAACGGAACTGCCAGTTACTTTTGGGCAGGAAAAATACAGGCTCTCCCAATATACAATGCCGAACTAACCGCACCACAAGTATTGGCAATTTCAACCGCAATGGCAGCTTTACCATATACAGCTATCAACCAGACATATTCAAGTGCGATAGGAGTATAAATGACAGCCATTACGAATCTTATTGCAAGAGTTTGTTATTCAAACACTGCCAATCAGCCTATTTTACTTCTTGGTCACGGATGGAATGGTGACGTGACCAGCTTTGGAGATACCACATTAAAACGACTGGCGTCTTATGGGTTGTTTGTTGTTTCTGTGGGTCTACGCGGAAGAAACAGCGCGACAGGCGCAAACGATTGTAGCGCACGAGAGATTTACGATTATTATGACGCGCTTACGACAATTCGTTCACGGTTTTCCAGGTGGGTAAGTCCTACAAAAGCCGCCTTCTTTGGATTGAGTGCAGGTGGTGGTAATGCCTTTGCAGTTGCCAGTAAGTTTCCTGACACATTTAATGTCATAACTGAATACTTTGGCATGAGTGACTATGGGCGTGACGCAACCGATGGATGGTATCAGAACGGAGGAACAGGATACCCTGCCGCCGTTGCCACTGCCATAGGAGACACTCCAACCAATGTACCTGATAAATATTATGCAAGGGATGCGACAGTTGCGATTACCAATTTTTCAGGCGGATTTCTGTACCTGTACCACGACAAACAGGACACAATCGTGCCGTGGGTTCATAGCAACAGGATTAAGACAATACTTGATACCGCATCAATGACTAATTATGCAGCGTCTTTTACAGATACAGGAGACCCTAGCAGATGGCTTCATGGTTATGATAATGTGATTCCAGAGGCTACGTGGTGTCCTAAAATCATAGAGCAGGACGTTTGGACAATTCCAGAATCAGGAACAATTACTGTGATTGGCTACATTGTCACTAAACGCTTCACAATTTGGCTGAATACTGGACTGGATGCCGCTGCCACAGTTGTTTATGACACAGCGGCAGGAACGTACACAGTGACCCCGTTGACGAGTAATGCTGTGGTTGCTGTGACAATAACACAGGGAGCGTTAACCGCGAGTGGAAACACGGACGGGGAAACGTTGTTCACGGTTGCATAAAATAGTCATTAAAAAGGGAAAATGAGCAGAGTAACGATCCGAAATGTGACCACGACTCCAGAAAAAATGGCGAGGATCAATCCGCAGAATATCAGCTTGATGGAAAGTTTTTTGCGTGAAAAGGATATCCGGTCCGCAACAGGAACCGTGGATGGATACCGGTCAGATCTGAATATTTTCTTTGTCTATGTTCTTGATCACCTGGAGAATAAGTTCTTTGTGGATATCCGCAAGCTGGAATTCGCCGAGTATTTCAACTTTTGCGTGAATGAGCTGCAGTGGAATTCCGCGAGGTTCAACCGGATGCGGTCCTGCCTCTCTTCCATGAGTAATTTCATCGAGAAGTACCTGGATGATATGTATCCCTCTTTTCGGAATGCAATACTGAAGGTCATTGAAACCATGCCATTGAGCGCCGCCAGGGAGAAGACGATCCTCTCGGAGAACCAGGTGAACCAATTACTGCAGCACCTGATGGACACCAACCGAGAACAGGAAGCCTGCCTGGTGGCGTTGGCTGTTGCAAGCGGCGCGAGAGCCAGCGAGCTGATCCGGTTCCGGACGGATATCATCGACATGAATAACCTGGTTTACTCCGGCGTTTTCATCGAGACCACGGAAATGATCAAGACCAAAGGCAGAACAAAAAGCGGGGATTTGAAATACAAATACATCATCAAATCAATTTTTGAAAAGTATTACGCGTCCTGGATGGCCGAGCGGGAAGAGATCCTGCGCCAAACAGGCCAATCGCATAACTACCTGTTTATCAGGCACGATGGTGTACCAGCAACCACATCGACAATTCGTAACTGGATCCCGGAATGGGAAACGTTTTTAGGTGTGAATGTATACGCTCACGCCTTCAGGCATTACACGGTGACGTTTCTCACCCGGATGGGACTGCCGAGCGATCTGATCGTTGAGCTGATGGGATGGAAATCGAGTGAGATGTATAAGATCTATAACGACCTCACCAGCAAGGACCGCGAGTGGAAAGAGCTGGATGCAATGAAAGAATATCTGAAGAGTGAGGTAGTCCATGATATTTGACCAGGTAATAAATTGGATAAAGGGAGTGTGGAAAATGTTATCAAGTGAGACTGTTAAGAGTAAATTGAGCGTGGATGTAGCGATATCGTCGGAAATGAGCGCAGCTCTTGAAACGTGGTCGCTCATGTACAAGAACCAGGCATCGTGGCTGAATCAGTACGTAAAGTCGATGAACTTACCCGCCTCGATCGCTGGTGAGTTGGCCAACCTCGTAACCATTGAGATGTCGGTGAAGATCGAAGGCGATTCAACCCGGGCAGTGTATCTGCAATCTCAAGCAGATAAGGTGTTGTCAAAACTCAGGCAGATGGTTGAGTATGGCAATGCCAAAGGCGGGTTGATCATGAAGCCGTTCCCCAATGGCAAAGAGATCGATGTCGATTTCGTCCAGGCTGACCAGTTTATGCCAGTGGCTTTTGATGCGAATGGAAACGTCACCTCCTGTATCTTTGTTGATCAACGTGTGCAGGGGAAAGAGTATTTCACCAGGTTGGAGTGGCACGTTTTTGATTCCACAAAAGAAATGGTCACGATCAAGAACATTGCGTTTAAGGCGAACTCCACCTCTGACATTGGACGTGAGATCCCGTTGACCGAATTCGAACCCTGGGCATCATTGAAGCCAGAGGCAGCGATCATCAAGGTAAAGGCACCTCTTTACGGTTATTATCGTTTTCCCCAAGCTAACAACGTTGATCCTACCAGTCCGCTTGGTGTGAGCTGCTACGCGCGCGCCGTGGACTTGATCAAACAGGCTGACACGCTGTGGTCAGATCTGTTGTGGGAGTTCGAATCAGGCAAGCGCGCTATTTTCGCTGATGTGCTGGCATACGACCGTGACGATGAAGGCAAACCGATTCTCCCGGACAAGAGGCTGTACCGGGCGCTGAGTAACTCCTCACAATCCATTGGAGAGGATGGATTCTTCCACGAATTCAGTCCAGAATTCCGAGAGGCGTCAATTCTTTCCGGGCTGGATGCCATTCTGAAAAAGATTGAATACAACTGCGGACTGGCTTATGGCACCATTTCAGACCCACAGGTCGAGAGTAAGACCGCGACCGAGATAAAGATCAGTAAGCAGCGCACCTATGCCACTGTGAAGGGCATGCAGAACGCTCTCACAACCTGCTTGAACCAACTCGTGTACGCAATGGATGTGTGGGCAACGCTCAATAGGCTTGAAACACCCGGGAAATACTCCGCTGTCTTTGGATACGATGACAGTGTCGTTGTTGATAAAGATGCTCAATTCCAGCAGGATCTGCGAGTGGTGGGGCAAAGGATCATGGGGCGCGTGGAATTCAGGATGCGCAACTATGGCGAAGATGAAGCCACTGCGAAAAAGAAAATCGCTGAAATTGACAGTGAGCAAGCTACCCAGGACGAAAAAGAAAACATGTTTGAAGGAGCGTAATGAAGTATAATAAGAGAGCCGCGACGGGGATAACCGTCCGGCTCAATGGTCAAGCGTTCGAGGCGCTCAACGACATGATTATACCCCAACCTAAAAACAATTTAAATTCCGGCGTCTATGAAATCGTCAATACCTTGAATGGTCATAGGTATATTGGCAGTAGTTTGAATTTAAACAAAAGAAGAAACGAACACCTTAGAGACTTACAAAAAGGGAAACATCACTCTCAATATTTACAAAGAGCTTGGAACAAATACGGAGAAAAAAACTTTGTGTTTTCCGTGATTGAATATTGCGATAAAGACTTGTTAATTTCAAAAGAACAAAACCACATAAATGCGGTTCACCCGTCGTACAACATCTCTCTTACCGCCGGAAGTCCACTTGGAGTAAAACATTCACTTGAAACAAGGAAAAAAGTAAGTGAAGCTGGAAAAGGGCGTGTTTTTTCCGAAGAACATAAACGAAGAATAGGTCAATCAAATAAAGGGAAAATACGATCAGAAGAAGCAAAAATAGTAATGGCTAAAAACAGTACTGGAAGAATATTTTCTGAAGAATCACGCAGAAAAATGAGCGAGTCTAGTAAGAACCGCGTACACAAAATGGGCTATAAGTTGTCTGAAGAAACGAAAACAAAAATAAGTAAATCACTTTTAGGAAATAAACGAACAATAGGGCGCGACCCATGGAATAAAGGTAAACGTGGGTTATATCAAGCCTCTGAAGAAACAAGAGTAAAGATGTCACTAACCAGAACTGGAAAAAAGCATTCGGAAGAGGCGAAGCGTCATATGTCAGAATCTAAAAAAAGGTATTGGGAGGAAAAGCGAAGTGCTGCTTGATCAACTTGATGTTTTGATGGAGCCAATCATCAAACTTTACCGCGACTTTGAAGATGCGGTAATTTTGGATATTATTCGCAGACTTGTAAAAATGGGTAAGGTTACTGATACGGCAGCATGGCAATTAAACAGGCTTCAACAAAGCGGATTAGCTTACGATGCTGCAATTGAGAGAATATCAAAACTAACGGGTCTGAGCGAAATAGAACTAAAAACCCTCTTTAAAAAAGCCGGCGTGCAATCCATTGAATTTGACAACAAACTATATAAATTAGCTGGCTTAAACCCAAAACAAGTATCACCTGCGATGGCAGAAGTGTTTCAAATTGGGCTTCAAAAAACTAATGGAATCTTGAGGAACCTTACTCGCACTACGGCGATGGATGTGCAGAATCTGTTTATTGATGTTGTGGACACTGCATATCAGGAAGTGATAACAGGCGCGTTTTCATACGATCAAGCTATTCGCCAGGCTGTAACCAACTTAGCGGATAAAGGTATTAGCGCGGTCAGTTATGCGAACCGGGTTGACTTTATGGAAACAGCCGTAAGGCGCGCGGTACTAACCGGAGTTTCTAACACGGCTATGCAGTTACAACTCAAAAGAGCCGAGGAAATGGGGACTGATTTGATGTCTGTGAGTGCTCATATTGGTGCCCGTAACAAGGGCGAAGGTCCAATGAACCATGAGAGTTGGCAGGGTCAAGTCTACTCAATTAGTGGCACGAGTGCCAAATATAAGCCGCTTTTTGCGACAACCGGACTAGGCACAGGCGAAGGTCTCGGGGGATATAACTGCCGTCACAGCATGTACCCATTCTTTGAAGGTCTATCTCAAAACGTATAATACGACCAGGCAGTTTTGGATGATTATGCCAATGAGACCGTAACCTACCAGGGCAAGGAAATGACCGTGTACGAGGCACTGCAGATTCAGAGAAAATACGAGCGCCAAATCCGAAATTGGAAAAGGCGTTATGAGGCGCTCAATGCCGCGGGTCAGGGGTATTCAGTCGAGGCAGTCAATGCGCTAAATAAAGTGGCAGAATATCAAGCCAAAATGCGAGATTTCGTCAAACAGACCTCACTTGATAGGCAGCGGATCCGCGAACAAATCTGACCTGTAAAATTACGCAATTGCTCAGCTCCCTATTAGAAGTTATCTTGTAATTACATATCACCAATTCGCCTGAATGGAGCGTCATCCATTCAACACGCCGCGGACGTAACCGCGTAATCAAATCGTAGTGTGAACTGGAAGGGAAAGGGTAATCATGAAACGTGAAGAGTTGAAAAAGTTGTTAGGCGAAGGTGCGGACGAAAAGGTCATTGATGCAATTATGGCTTTACACGGCTCTGACCTGGAATCACACAAAACCACAGCAACAAAAGCCGGTGACGATCTGAAAGCCGTCCAGGGGCAACTTGAGGAAGCGAAAAAGCAGATCAAGTCCTTCGAAGACATGAAGCCGGAAGATCTGAAAAAGGCTGTTGGTGACTGGGAAACGAAATACAAGGAACTGGAAACCCAGCACGCCAACGAGACCAAACAGCGCACATTTGAAGCTGCCCTTGAAAAAGGACTGACCGCTGCCAAAGTCAAGGACGTTGTAGCTGTAAAAGCTCACCTGAAACTTGACGGTCTCAAACTCAATGAGGACGGTACCTTTGTCGGCCTCAAAGAGCAACTCGAACCGCTTCAGAAAGAAAAAGATTACCTGTTTGAACCGGCTGGTGATGGCGAGGAAGAAGAAATTCCCTCGATCGTTACCGGAGCCAAAGGAACGCCCACAAAAACTTCAACATTTGAGGCTGCTTTACTTAAAGGCGCGGGCCTAAAAGAGTGGCCACAGGAATAGGAAAATAGGAAATGACTCAATCAATCGCACTCGTAACAATGTTTTTGAAACTTATTGACACTGTTTACAAACAGCAAAGCAAAACCGCCATTCTGGACGCCATGACCGAAGCCCCTTCGTTCTTAAACGCGAACGAAGTCAAGGTCATGAAGTTGTCGACCGTTGGTCTTGGCAATTACAGCCGTACCACAGGTTATCCTGCTGGCGACATCACCGCGGCCTGGGAAACAATGCAACTCTCCATCGAGCGTGGTCGTGCATTCACCCTGGATCGCATGGACAACGAAGAAAGCCTCGGACTGGTCCTGGGCAACTTGATCACGGAATGGATGCGCGTGCACGTTGCTCCTGAACTCGACGCGGTCCGCTTTGCCAAGTACGCCGCGGACGCTGGAAACGTTGTTGGTTCTCCGACAACTCTTTCCGCTGCAGCCGATGTTCTGGCTGCCATCGACGCCGGCAATCTTGCCCTTTCCGAGGACGAAGTTCCGGAAGAAGGACGCAAGCTCTACATCACCCACACTCTCAACGAACTCTTGAAGGGTGCCATGACCCGCACCTGGGGGAATGATCAGAGCCTCAACCGCGCTGTGAAATTCCTGGAATCAACCGAGATCATCGCCGTACCTCAGACCCGGTTCTACACCGAAGTGACCCTGAACGCTGGATCCTCGAGTGATGCAGGCGGGTTCACCAAGACCTCGAGCACTGGCAAGGACATCAACTTCATGATCATCCACCCCCCCGCTGTCTGCCAGCCGATCAAACTCAACCAGGTGAAATACTTCAACCCGGACGTCAACCAGCTCAGCGATGGGCACTTGTGGCAGTATCGCCTGTATCACGATGCCTTTGTGTACGACAACAAAGTCAATGGCATCTATCTCCACAAGAAAGCTTAACCATTTATGACATTCAAAACCGGTACTTGGGGACCTCAAAGCAAAAGAGAGAAGCCGAAATAGGAACGATTACTTTCGGGAATATAAGAAACAAAGAGATAGTACAAAACTCTCTGCAAGATTTGAGGTTGAAAAAGCTATAGATCGAGGCGATTTGTCAAAGCAACCATGTCGCGATTGTGGCTTTATTGATGGAAGGGTAGAAGCTCATCACCCCGATTACACAAAGCCGCTTGAAATAATCTGGCTTTGCCCCAAGCATCACCGGGATGAGCATAAGAAAACGAGGAAAAATGAAGCTCTCTAAAAAAGGTATCACAATCGAGGTTGAAAGCAAGACCGAGATTGATCGTTTGAAACGGGCGGGGTACGAACAGGTTGTCGCGGTCCCTGAACCTGTTAAGGAACCGGTAACAGACCCGGTAAAGGAACCAGAACCTGTGGCTCCCAAAGCGGTTGCAGAACCCAAAAAGGCAACCGAACCCAAAAAGGCAGGTAAATGATGAAATCCGTTACCCCTAATGGCTTGCTCAAGGCTGTGAATGACAACTTCGCGGCTCTTGCGTACAACCTCCCCGTGGATCCACTTTTTGTGGATCCCGGGGTCAATGCATCTGGTAACGGTCTGTCCTGGGAGAACGCGTACAAGACCATGACCGAAGCCCTCGCAGCTGTTCAAACCGGCGGAGTAATCTACTTCCGTGGTGACATTCGTGAAGAATGTATCGGCTCGAATCTCGTGTTTGACGTGACCATTTGCGGCACTGGATTCCTGCATCACCCGGATCTGCCTGCTACTGGTTATGACCCAGGCGGGTCAATGTGGCGCGCTCCTGCCAGCCCAACCACCGCAACGCCATTGCTTGAAGTTCGCGGACGCGGCTGGCAGTTCCTCAATTTCTCCGTGGATGCCCCTGTGGATGCACCAGCGTTTCTACTGAAACGCAACGCACTTTCGGGTGAGGCTGAGTACGACGCCTCTCATGCCAGGTTCGAAGGCGTTCGGGGAATGGCTGGTCAAAACTTTATCGCAGACAATGGCGGTTGCTACAACGTGACCGTTGATGGCTGCGAGTTGTCTCAATTCAGCGCCGCCGCGATCATCAACACCAGCACCGCCGTGGCCAATCCTCTGAACTGGAAGATCCTCAACAACATCTTCCCGGCTGACACATCCGACTTTGGGAACGTCACCCACATCGACTCCCCGCTGAACAGCGCGATCATCAAGGGCAACATCTTCGGTAAGGTACGTTCAACTGCTAAGTACATTGATCTGACCGGTGGTAACAACAACATCGTGACAGAAAATGTGCTGGGTGGTGAGTACGATACCTCGAACTATGTGCCTGGCACCGGTGACGAGTGGATGCAGAACGTGTGTGCTGTAACCGCCACGACCGCCCCAGATGGCCGCTCCGTGGAGGGATAAAAGGGATATAAGCAATGGCAGCTTACGCAGACTACACGTATTACAGTACCACGTACCTGGGTACTGCCATTGCTTCAGCCGACTTCGCGCGCCTGGCACTTCGCGCCTCTGCTGTGATCGACAACATAACCTTTAACCGCGCCGCCGCCATCATCACAGCCGATACACCCGAAGCAACTGTTACAGCCATCCAGAACGCGGTATGTGCGGTCGCTGAGGAGATCCAGGAAGAAGAACTCGCTGGAAACCTTGACGGAGTAGCTGCAGAAAGTGCTGGCAGCCGGTCGGTGACCTACAACAAGAACAGCCGCAACATGCTGGCGAATGAGCAGAAGCAGTTGAACGCCGCCAGGCTCTATCTTGGGAATACAGGCTTGCTCTTTACTGGTTTTGCAAGTGGTGAATACGGCGGTCAAGTCTCAGAGGATGCATGATCACCAACACAACTATGACCCTCTATAACAAAATCTCTGGCACGGAAACGTACCAGAGAACTGTTATTCCTGGACCTGTGCAGTGGGAGAACCGCAAAGCTGCCAATGGCATGAGAACTGGTGCCCTCTCCTCGAACACTGCGAGAGTGTTCATACCCATGTCTCTTGGGGGAGATTATCTCAAGCCCAAAGCCTGGCAAGCACTGGCTACAAAGACAGGAAAATGGACGCTGCAGGATGGGGATCATGCCAAATGGCAAGGCCGAGTTGAGGTTTAATACCAACTTTCAGCCTAAGTATCAAAGGAAATTTACAGCAGCGCAGGTTTTCGTGGACTCAGAAGTTTTAAGGGTGTGTGAACCATACACGCCCTTGCTCACGGGAATGCTGATCAAATCCGGGCAGCTGGGGACCGTTCCAGGCGAGGGAGTTGTCTCATGGATAGCTCCTTACTCCCGCAAGCGATACTACACACCCAGGAAAACACCCAGCACCACGGGAACATTGCGCGGCCCGTTCTGGTTTGAAAACGCAATGGCTGTTTGGAAACACACAATCCTTGCAGGGGCACGAAGACTTACCGGAGGCGGTAAATGAGCATAATCAGCGCGTTGCAGACTTTCATCAAGACCTACTCCGGGCTTGAATCCACATCGGTTTGGATTGATAAGGTTGGACCCGACACTGTTGAATACGGGATCATCCCCATACCTGGGCAAAGGATCGTTACAGAAGACATCGACGGATCCTCAGTACGCGAATATCCATTTGCCCTGCAATCCTCAGTAATGACCGCCGACGATGCCACGAGATTGGCGAACAGCGAATTCTTTGAAGAGTTTGCTGACTGGCTTGAAGCGCAAACCGATGCCGGGACGTTTCCTACTCTTGGTACAGGTCAGACCGCAACGAAGATCGAGGCTACTCTTGGCGGTGCCCTGTATGAACAGGGAGAATCCCAAACCGCAATCTATCAGATCCAATGCAAATTAACGTTCGAACAAGAGCCATAACAGGCTAGAAAGAGGAACAATGGTCGACACAATTAAGACTTCACTTGTACGGTACTTCATGAATACCACACCCTCCAGCACGGCAACTTATGTGCGCATGGGGTCAGGTGTGGCCAGCGCAAAGCTGGAAATGAATCCGGAAACCACCAAACAAACCGACATCACCGAGGATAACGCCCGGGTGTCTGTTGACAGCTACGCCCCAACGCTCCCGATCAAACAGATCGCAAAGAACGCCGACGCAATTTTTGAGTTCATTGATGCCCTGCGAAAAGCGCGTGCGGTCAATGAGGATGCGGAAACTGACATCCTTGAAGTCGACGCGTATGAAACCGGCGGACCCACTGCATATCCTGCTCGCAAGCAGACGGTAAGCATCCAGATCGATACATTCGGTGGAGATGGTGGAAAACCCATTGAAATCGAATACACCATCAATTACATTGGCGATCCCGCCGCCGGAACCTTCAACGCCTCAACACTTGCCTTTACAGCCTCATAGGAGGTGACATGGTAGTAACAATCAAGAGAAGTCAGGAAAGACATTTCCTGAATACTGGCACATTGCTATCGCCAACATGGTCCTTGATGGGCACTGGTATCGCTTCTGACTGGTATCGCTTCTGCCAAGACAGAAATGAACCCAGAGACTACAAAAGAGACGATCATCACTGAAGACAATGCCAGAGTTTCAGTCGATTCCTATGCCCCCACGCTCCCGATCAAACAAGTGGCAAAAAAGGGTGATGCGGTTTTTGATTTCATCAATGCCATGCGCACGGCTCGGGACATTCTGGATGCTGCAGAAGCTGAGCTGGTTACGGTCCATGTTTACGAGGGTGCTGCGCTCGGATTCTACTATGCTGAAAAACAGCGTGTGAGTATCCAGGTGGATGATTTTGGTGGTGACGGCGGAAAGCCGGCAGAGATCAATTACACGATCAACTTCATCGGTGACCCTGTTTATGGCGGGTTCAATCCAACCCCGACCGCTGAATTTGTGGAAACGCCGGTTGATGCAGTCCTCACGACTATGGTGATCGGGTCAGTAACCCTCACTCCTCTCTTCGCCACAGATAAGTCCTGGCTTTGGTACGCAGGCTCCGTGTCGAACGCAACTGATACCGTGACTATGGACTCAACACTGGCAGGCGCAACCATCACTCAATATGATGGCGACAGTATCGAGGTTGCCCAGGGAGATCCCGCAGCTCTGGAAGTTGGGGTGAATCACCTGACCATTGAAGTTGTGGTTGGTGATGAAACCGTGGTCTACAACATCGACATAACCAGAGCGGCTTCATAATTTGAAACCCGGCTCGCAAGGGTCGGGTTTTTGAAAGGAATAACACATGGACGAACTTGTACTCAAGTCTGGTATTAAACGGATCGCGATCAAGGACGATGAAGGCAATGTCACGGGTGAGATCTCTTTCAATCCCGCTGATGTGGCCTTTGCAGAACGCTTCTATGCGGTCTATCAGGAGTTCCAGGAAAAGACGAAAGAATATGAAGCTAAGGCGGTTGAGTTGGATAAGGCAAACGAGCTGGTTGATGCAGAAGGGGTTCCTGTTCAATTTGCAAATGGCATTGCTTTTGCCAGGGAAGTTTGCGAATTCATCTTCGAAAAGATCGATGAATTATTCGGAGTCGGAACCAGCAAGACCGTGTTCCGAGATTCTCTTGACTTTGAAATGATCGGGCAGTTCTTCGAGGGTATTACACCCTTTATCCAGCAAGCACGTTCTGAAAAAACGAACCGGTACATCTCCAAATCTCCAAAAAACACGGAAGGGTAATTCGCTAGTGAGCATCCTCACCGATATCTTGCCGGATGCAGTTGAAGTTGAAGGCAGGGAATATGCCGTTAATACGAACTTTCGGGATTGCCTGAAAGTTGTTATGGCATTTGAGGATGAAGAGCTGACTGGTTTAGA